TATATATTGATCCATTCCCCGATGGTCTGAGTAATGAAGGTACGGTTATAATCAAAGGTGATTTACAAGTTGATGGTACAACTACTCAAGTAAATTCCAGTTCAGTAACTGTTAATGATCCAATTCTCAATCTTGGTGATGTAACCAGTGTAAGAACTGTAATGGTTACAGTTGCTTCTGGTATTTCTACAATCACTCTTGACTCTGTAGTTGGTATTAATACTGGTGATGTGCTTACTGCTACGAATATCAATGCTTCTGGTATTGCCACTGTTCAGAGTTACAATGCCTCAAGTAAAATTGTAACATTTAGTGGAACAACCTCTGGTGGTATCAGTACAACAACACAGATTACTGTTACTCATGCTTATGATACAAATACAGATAGAGGTGTTTCGTTTAACTATAATACAAGTACTGGAACTAGTAACAATGAAGTAGGATTTTTTGGTTATATTGATGGTGATACAAACGGCAATAGTGCAGCACCTGCTCGTTCTTGGACATATGTTCCAGATGCAACTATAACCAATAGTAAGGTCACTGGTACTAGAGGTTTCCTTGATATTAAAGGAATTTATTTCCAAACTGGAGACTTTAATACTAATGGTGTAGTATGGTTTGATGGTGATGGTAAGCAAAACTCAACAAATAATCCAACAAGCGCATCAGATACGAAAACTTCTACACAAGTTTTGACTGCTGTTACAGAAATTACTCTCGCATTACCATCTAATGCGACAATTGCTGCTGGTGCTCAAATCACACAGCAAAACAATAGTTCTGCTTATGGTGTCTGTAAGACTTCTATTACTAATGGAAATAGTTTAACCGTTATTGGTGAACAAGGAACATTTGATACAACCAATGATCTGGTTGTAAATGGTACAAGCATCTCTATCACACCAAATACAAGAACTGTTGTATACACCAACAAACCAAGTTGGACTGACACATTAGATGGAGGAACGTTCTAAACAATGAATCAAGATGTTGACGTGAATATTTTAATTAGAAATTATCATTCTAAAATATCATCACTAATGAATCAAAATATTTTATTAGAATCTAAACTTGAATCTCTTAAACAAGATTATGCTGAGTTACAGAATACTTTAAATCAAATGCCACCGAATAAATATCAGGAAGCAGGTATCGAAGAATGAGTCAACCATCAACAAGACAAGGTTTAATTGATTATTCATTACGGAGACTTGGTTATCCTGTCTTGGAAATCAACGTTGATGATGATCAAATTGATGATTTGGTAGATGATGCCATTCAAAAATATCAAGAGTTTCATTATGATGGAATTGAGAGAGTTTTCTTAAAGCATAAAGTTACTGAATCAGAAAAGAACACACTGAAAACTGGAATTACTACTACAACAGCAACTTCCACTACTGGTATTGCATCAGTGAGTTGGGATGAGAATCAAAATTTTCTTCAACTTCCCGATCACGTTCTTGGTGTAAATAAAGTCTTTAAGATGGATAATAGTACCATCTCTAGTGGATTATTCAACATTAAATATCAATTGTTCTTGAATGACCTTTATTATTATGGAGCACTTGATTTATTAAACTATACGATGACTAAAACATATCTGGAGGATCTGAGCAGGATTCTTACTCCAGATGTGCAACTCAGATTCAATAAGAAAAATCATAGGTTATATCTAGATATTGACTGGGGTGAATTTAGTGATGATAATTATATTGTTCTTGATTGCTATAGATTAGTCAATCCAGCAAATGCAGAGGATGTGTACAATGATTCCTGGTTAAAGAAATATACTACTGCACTAATTAAAAGGCAGTGGGGACAAAATCTTATCAAATTCCAAGGGGTTTCTCTTCCTGGAGGAGTTCAATTAAATGGAAGACAAATTTATGATGATGCACTGAATGATCTTGAACTCCTAGAAAAAGAACTCAGGGATACTTATGAAATGCCTCCACTCGATATGATAGGTTGATGAACTATGCCCTTAAATTCTTACTTTTTACAAGGATCAGCTAGCGAACAAAGACTTGTTCAGGATCTTATAAACGAGCAATTAAAAATATACGGACAGGATGTTGTTTATCTTCCACGGAAGATGGTCAACAGAGATACTATTTTAAATGAAGTTAGTGCTTCACAGTTTGATGATTCGTACAGAATAGAAGCATATCTTGCCAACTATGAGGGATTTACTGGCGGAGGAGATATATTATCTAAATTTGGAGTTCAATCGACAGACGGTGTAACTCTTATCATCTCTAAGGAAAGATATGATGATATGATATCACCGTTTTTGGAATCAGATTCTCGTATTTTAGTAACATCAAGACCACAAGAAGGTGATTTAATTTATTTGCCTCTTGATAATACTATGTTTGAGATTAAATATGTAGAGGCAAAGAAACCATTTTATCAACTTAATAAACTTTATGTTTATCAACTAAGTTGTGAGATAATGGATGCTGCTCTAGATGAAAATGTCGATACTGGAATTGAAGCGGTAGACGAGTCAGTTACTGATTTCATATTTACAACCAGACTTACAATGGTTGGAACTGGTGCAACTACGGCAACTGGAACAATACAAAGAGCAGAAGAAACGGGTATAATAGGAGGATCAGCAGTTGGAGTGATTGATCTCATTAATGATGGTACAGCATATACTACTGCACCACTCATTGGAATCACCACTGCACCATCTGGAGGAATTAATGCTACTGCTGTAGCAATTATGACTAGTAGGACTGGACAAACAGGACAGTCTATCGATAGAATTGAATTAACAAATCCAGGATTTGGATACACTGTTCCTCCCATTATTACTATCCGCAGTCAAAATACTTTTGGAACAGGTGCAGCTGCTACAGCAATCTTAGCAGACGGGGCTTTGAGTGCAGTAACTATCACAGCTCAAGGATCTGGATATTTTAAAGATCCAATAGTCACATTCAGTTCACCTTCTCTTGGTGCGGCAGCAGCTGCTGGAATAGGAACAGGTAATAGCGTCATATCGATTACTGTTACAGAATCTGGAGTTGGTTATACGACAGCACCAACTGTAACTATTGGTGTTGGGACAGGTACATCTACACCATCATCTGTTGCTACTGCTACAGCAATAGTAGGAACTGGAGGAACTATATCTGGATTTACTATTACAAATGCTGGTGCTGGTTACACTGTTACTCCAACAGTTACTATTGATAATAGTGATTCCATTAAAGATTTCACTGGTCTTACAAGGGCAACCGGAAATGCACAATTCAATACAGATGGAGAAATTATTTCGATTAGATACACCAATGCTGGTATGGGATATACTGTAGGATTGGATCCAGTAACCGTCACCATATCTGCTCCAGTGACTGGAATCAATACGGATAACTATTTGTATAAAGAACTTGTCAGAGGCGTCTCTACAGGCACTACAGCGTACGTATCCAACTGGGATGCAGATACTAGGGTATTACAAGTAACAAATACATCTAGTAATTTTGCTTTAGGTGAAATGGTGGTTGGCATTGGAACAACACAAAATGGTTCGGATGCTGCGTACAAAATACAATCAATATCAGATCAAGATGAGTATGATGTATATGCAGATAATATCGAATTTGAAACGGAAGCAGATAATATTTTAGACTTTACTGAAAGGAACCCATTTGGTGAGTTCTAAATAGTTACTATAGGTAATACAAAGTGTCATGTTAGGAACATATCATTATCATGAGATAATCCGAAAGACGATTATTGCTTTTGGAACTCTTTTTAATACTATTGAACTTCGGCATAAAAAGCAAGACGGATCTAACTTTTCTACTGTAAAGGTTCCTATTGCATATGGTCCTGCAGAGAAGTTTATTGCCCGTTTAGAACAGAAACCAGATCCAAGAAGAAGAGTGTCTATCACTCTTCCCAGATTGGCATTTGAATTGGTGAGTATACAATATGATAATAGTAGAAAAATTTCTACTATGCAGACCTTTAAAACATTTACAAAAGACGGATCAAAGACAGCAAAGAAAGTCTTCATGCCGGTTCCTTATAATTTGGGAATTAGACTGTCGATAATGTCACAATATAATGAAGATGCTATGCAAATTATTGAACAGATTCTTCCTGTATTTCAACCATCATTTAATGTAACAGTTGATTTAGTTGAGTCTATTGGTGAAAAGCGAGATATTCCAATGGTTCTTGATAATGTAAGTTTTGATGATAACTATGAATCTGGGTATGAAGAGAAAAGAGTTATTGTTCACACTTTAGATTTTACCGCAAAAACCTTCTTGTTTGGACCAATTGCTGATAGTAGTGAAGGTCTCATTAAAAAAGTTCAAGTCGATTATTATACAAGCACAAATACTAAGACTGCAAAGAGAGAACTTAGATATACTGCTGAACCAAGGGCAATTAAAGATTATAATAATGATGGAACAACCAGTCTTGCAGAGAGTATAACTGAAACTCAGACACAGTTTGATGTTACAGATGGATCCACCTTAACTGCCGATTCATATATCGCGATAAAAGACGAGTTGATGTATATTAAAAAAATTACTGGTAATACTATTCTGGTACGGAGAGGTGAAGATGGGACATCTGTAGATTTTTATGATGCAAATCAATCAATTAATCTTGTAAATTCTGTTGATGATAACTTAATAGAAGTTGGTGATGACTTTGGTTTCAGTGAAGAAAGATTTGATTTTGGTGACGGTAGAACCTTTAGTCCAAGTAAGGGAGTTGATGTATGAGTGAGCAATTTGACAAGATAAGTGACTCTCTGAATATTGAAGTTGAGGCTGGAGAGATCGTAAAAGAAACTAAACAACAACTTAATAAGATCAATAAGCAAGAAGATCATATTAAGGATTATGAGTATACTCGTGGCAACTTGTATTCTTTGATTGAAAAGGGTCAAGAAGCAATTAATGGTATTCTTGAACTGGCACAAGAAGGACAGCAACCCAGATCATATGAAGTGGTTGGACAACTCATCAAAAGTGTTGGAGATGTATCAGATAAGTTGATTGATCTACAACAGAAAATGAAGGATCTAAATAAAGAGGATAAGGCATCATCGCCTACTACTGTTAATAATGCGCTGTTCGTTGGTTCAACAGCAGAGTTGCAAAAATTATTAAAAGACGGATTCAAGCAAGAATAATGCCAGCAGTATCCAAAGCACAACAAAGATTCATGGGCATGGTACGTGCTACCCAGAAAGGTGAGATGAAAAACCCATCACCTGAAGTTGCTGATGCTGCTGCTTCTATGACAAAGAAAGATGCAAAGGATTTTGCATCTACTAAGCACAAAGGATTACCGGAGAAAAAAGAAGTGAAAGAATCTACTGGAGAAGAAAGATTCTGTATGCTTTGTGGCAAAAATGAATATAAAGAGGAATGTAGTTATGGTCCAAATATGTGGAATTGGTTCACTGTAGATAAACTTAGTGAATCTATCATGAATGAAGAGGGTCTTCGTGATTGGTTTGGCAAATCCAAATCAAAAGATGGTAAGAAGGGTTGGGTCAATGTTGTGACAGGGGATTCCTGTGCAAGTGACAAACCTGGTGAAGGAATTCCTAAATGTGTTTCTTCTTCAAAAAGAGCAAGTATGTCTAAAAAAGAAAGACTTGCTGCAGCTGCTGCCAAAAGAAGAGAAGATCCAGGTCAACAGAAAAAAACTGGTGCTTCTAAACCAACTATGGTAAAAACTGATCGTAAAGTTAAAGAAGATTATTCTAATTGGAGAAAAGATTTAGCAGAATCGTATCTCCGAGTACAAGAGAGAGGTAAAACTTACAGTATAATTTTAAACTGGAGGGGAAGAACTTTACAAATACAAATGTTCTTCGCTAAATTTTCTAGACCAACAAAAGACGAAGTTAAAGCAGAAATCCATAAAGTATATCCAAACGCAATCGTACTTTATTACAACCCAGTTCCTAAAGATCCAACTAAACCATTATTGTTTGCCGGAGAAAGAGATGAACCCAGAAGAAATTGAACTTAAAAATTTGAATAAAGGTTTTGAGTATATCAAAATTGCAAGGGAAATTGACGAAGTAACCAGTATTGAAATATTGAAAGACGTAGCAAAGTGCTATGCTAAATTATATTTAAAGACACAAGAATCTGTATTGAATTTAGGAAATTTATGATATGTCTGATAATGTTTACCTTGGAAATCCGAATCTAAAAAAAGCAAATACTCCTATTGAGTTTACTCAGGATCAAATTGCTGAATTTATCAAGTGCAAACAAGATCCTGTTTACTTTGCACAGAACTATGTAAAGATTGTGAGTTTGGATGAAGGTCTTGTGCCTTTCAGGCCATATGATTTCCAAGAGAAACTTATCAACAATTTCCACGAAAACAGATTTAATATCTGTAAGATGCCACGACAGACTGGTAAGTCTACAACATGCGTATCTTATCTTTTACATTATGCAGTATTCAATGATAGTGTCAACATCGGCATCTTGGCAAACAAAGCAGCGACTGCCCGAGAACTTCTTGGAAGATTACAGACTGCTTACGAGAACTTGCCTAAGTGGATGCAACAAGGTATCATATCATGGAACAAAGGATCTCTGGAGTTAGAAAATGGCAGTAAAATATTGGCAGCATCTACGTCTGCAAGTGCTGTCCGAGGTATGTCGTTTAACATCCTCTTTCTCGACGAGTTCGCGTTCGTCCCGAATCACATTGCTGACTCGTTCTTTGCCTCTGTTTATCCTACTATTACTTCTGGTAAAAACACCAAAGTAATTATTGTATCTACACCACACGGTATGAATCACTTCTACCGTCTGTGGCATGATGCTGAAAAA